ATATGCAGCAGTGGCTGCTCCTGCAATTGCAAATGACTTAACAGCCTTCTTTCCAAATGCACTAATCTTCTTTTCTAATCTTGCTATATCTTTTTGTGCTGCTTTAGAACCTACATCAGAATACTGGGTCAGGATTCGTGCGACTACTGCTGCTGTGGCCATCTTAGTTTACGCTCCTGTTCAAGTTTCTTTGTAGGTTATTCTTAACATCTTCAAACGCTGCAAAGATGTTTCTTTCAATTTGATCTCTACGCTTATCTACTACTTTCCAGATCAAGCGTGATGGCTTAAAAGTTTCTTTATTCAAATTGCTTATAAATTTATTTTTACCAGCAGATGTGTTTTCTCTACCAGTTAATTCATAGATTACACCTGCTGCTGATCTGTTCTTTAGTGCACCAGCATTGGTTGTATAATCTCTTCTTGCTCTGCCCTCAGCCTTTGAGACTGTTATACCTGCCTTGATAACGCTTTGATCCCAAGCAGGCCAACCAGCACCACCACGAGAGCGAGGATTAGCAGGTGGCTGAGTTTTCCATCCACTTAGTGGAGGATTAGACTTGACTTCGCTTTGTGCTTCTTTCTTTGCAGTATTGAGTTCTTTATTAATTATTTTATTAAACTCTTTTACTGCAGCGTTGTCAAACGCTTCCAATGCTTTTAGTGTCTCTTTAACGCCCTTTAACACAAAAACATCTTTACTCATTTGCCACCTGCATCCTTATTCTTTTCTTTCATGTAAATAACTATTGCTTCAAGTATACCGTCTGGTGCCTCAAGCAAATCGTTAGGAGATATTCCAGTCTCCACAGAAATCATTGCTACCGTATAGGTTAGGCTGTTTCTGTGGATTCTGAATTTGGGTCTGAATCTAGTTCCACACTATCTAGTGTGTCTAAGAAAGCATCGCCAAAAGGTTTTACAACCTTACCAGCATCCTTCATCGCACCCCAAGCCAGGAAGTAGATATGCTCTAACTTCTGGTCTTCAGTTAGCAACTTAGCAAAGCCCTTGCCGAATTTCTGTTCAAATGCAACAAGTGTCTTTGGGCGAAGTGAGTAAACTCCTTCATCTCCATCGCTAGTCTTTACTTTTATCTTTAGTCCGTCCATTTTTTTGCCCCTTTTCTAGGATATGTTTGTTTAAGGTGTTATAACCTTAGTAATTGCACCAGATATAGGCCACTCCACTGAGATAGTACTCAATGCACCAACTGCAGCACTTAACGAAGTCCAGTCCGTTATTAGTACTGAAAATCTATATTCTGGATTTGATGCAGAGATAGCCTCATTTTTTGGTCTTACTCTGCAATTAACTTTTGTTCCTACACGAATTGGATATACGGTATATGGAGGTCTTCCATTAAAAAATTCCTCCACAGACTCGTTAGCAAAATCCTGATAGAAATCAAAACTTACTGAATTAGTTCCAACGCCTGCAATCACTTCTTTATAGATAGTTTCCTGGCCAGCCGCAACTGGGGTAACATCAATAATATTGTGACTAGTTGCAAGACTTACACTAGAAATGTGGTCGCTGAAATCATACTGAGTTCCAGAACCATCTAAGAATACTACTCTAGCGTTAGTTAAAACTATATTTGCCATGATTACGGAGTTGTGTCCGCAACGATTGCACCTGTGATAGGCCATGTAACTGATGCAGTGGCTAGTTCGCCTACAGCACCATTTAGGGCTGTCCACTCTGAAATAATCGCATTAAATTGATATTCAGGATTGCTTGCAGAGATTGCACCATTTACTGGCTGTACCTTAACTGCTACTTCTGTACCCAATAGTGGGTAGATTGTTGCGTTTACTGATCCCGCTGCAAAATCCTGGTGGAACTCAAGTGTTACTGAGTTATCAACAAGTCCTGCAATACGAGTCTTTGCTGCTGCTGGAACATTTCCGCCCTTGAATGCAGTTGTTTCCAAAACATCATATGTGCTTCCAAGAGTTACTGATGCAATATGATCTGCAAGGCTAACTCCTGCTACTGTTACTTCAACATTAGTTAATACTAATCTTGCCATGTTATTTGTCTCCTTGTTCGTTATTTACTGAGTTAAAAACAGAAACTTTTGGTTCCTGCTGTGTTGCTTGTGGTACTGCTGGTGTTGCTTTTACTGCATTTGCGGATACAATATGACCTGCTGCAAGAAGATGTTCAACACTTCCACCTGCACTAAGTATATCATCTTTGGTAAGTTTCTCATCTTTTACCTTACCGCAAACTGTTGTGTTTGAGATTACTGTATATTCCATTGCTTCTCCTTAGCCCCAGATTGTGAGGTTATAGCGATATGATAAGAAAGATTGCTCACCAGAAGTATATGTACCACTTTCTGCACTTATAACTCTGAGTGTGTCAACAAGGCCACCTAGTGATCTATCTGACTCTAAAGCAGTTTTGATTGAACCATTACCACTTCCAGCCAGGAAATTATCAAGTTTGTCTTGTCCTGTTCTTTCTGATATTCTTTGAACAATCACAAAAACATCAACAGATGCTTGGTCTAAACCACGAGCATTGTCAACATCAAATGTGAAATCTAATTGTCCTACTACTGCACATGGCGGAACAATAACATCTGGAATCAATTCATAGACTCTCAAGTTTGTTATTGTCTGTAGGTTATTTTTTAACGCATCTCGTACGCCGTTAACATTGGTAATTGCCATTAGAATGCCAATCCAAAGTTTCTACGGTATGTCTTTAGAAGCATCTCAACATCTGGATCTAGACGAGAGTTCAAACGAACTGTTCCTAGTTCTACAGATCCTGCAATACCAAATGGAGATTGCTTTCTAACAAATAATCTTGATGCCTGAATCTTACAGGCTAATTCTACTTCGTAAGGTACTGCTTTGAAACCCCAGACTCCAGTTATTTTAACTGTCTGAGGAAAGAAGTAAGGAAAGACATATGTCTGAATTGCTAATAGTCTTGTTATTGGCATACCTACTTCTGGATTATTAACAGGCTCATACATAATGTCTGTGTCTAAATTCCAGACTTGTGTGAATGGTCCAGACTGATTTGCTCTTGATCTTACTTCTGTTGGTTCAATAAGGTCATCTATCTCTAGATACCACGGACTTAACGGTGTGTAATATTTAGTTACAGGTGCTGCTAATGTACCTTCTTGATAGAAAGATCTCTGGCAATACTCGTCAATCATACGGCTTGCAGCAAGAATCGCTGCTTGGATATCATTATCATCCAGGCTGTCTTCAATCTGCAGTGCATTTCTCACATCTGCTAAAGTCGTATAGACATTATTAGGCTGTGAACTCTGTGCAAGCGTAGGTCTGCTCATTTATTCCTCTTCTCCAATTTAGGCAACATAGCCTTCTCCATCTTAGGAGTAGCACTTGCTGTCTCTTTTTTAATCTTAAAGATATTCTTAATCTTTTTCATAACTTCCTTTTTTTAAATGAAGGACGGACCCGTAAACGGGGCAGTCTTTAGGTCCGTCCTCCACCTTAGATTACTCTAAGTATTATATAGGGTTAACTATATAAATTAGAATGTAGGTGCTACTAGACCAGTTCCTGAGATTGCAGAAACTGCTCCTGGATAACGACCAGCAGTAAATGCTGAGTATCCGTAGACTACAGACTTGATTGTAAGTGAGCCTGCACCTGTTGCATCAAAGTTCAATGCGAATGGTGATCCTGCTTGCTCCCAGAGGTGTAGTTCTCCTGCATTTACGCAGAAGATTCTATCCTGGTTGCCATCATAATCTGTACGAACATTTGCATCTGCGATGATAGGTAGACCCATCATTGTGTAACCTGAGTTACCGTATGCTGCTGCTCCTGCACCAGTTGCAACTGCGTTCATTGGGCCGTTTAGGGCTGGAAGAACGAGTGGACGCTGTGAACCGTCAACGCCTGCAAGCAAGAATGCTAGACGGCGTGGGTGCATAATCCAGTGTGTTGGATTCTGGAATACGCTTGTCTGAATCTTCTGGTAAGCATCTGCCAACTTTGGATACAGTTCTGCAACTGTAGGTGTTGCCTCTGTGAATGTTACTGTGTTGATTCCAGGAGTATCATTGATACCAAGGATTTCACCTGATGCACCAGTACCGTTTAGGATCTGGTTATCAAGTGTTGTGTGCCATCCACGGATCAAGTCCTGAATGATGAACTGGTCAATACCTGTACCACGCTCAATAGCCTGCTTTGAGATATCCTGTTGACCTGCGATTGTACGAACATTCACAGTCAATAGTGTATCGTCAGCATTTGTATTTGAGATAGCATCATTTTCAGCAGCCTGAACTGCAGTTGATGTACCTGTTGTCATGCGTGAGATATTTAGTGTCATACCTGCTGCTGGCAATACCATCTTGTTTGTTGCGAAGTCTGCTGTTGGGCGACCTGCACGAGCAAATGGTGCTGCTAGATCAACAAGGTACTGAGGAATTACGAGACCAGCAAAGTTGCCAGTTCCTACTGAGCGACGCTCAATTTCCTCTTCACGAGAGTGACGAGCAAGACGCTCTGATGCTGCATAGTCATTGCTGAACTTAGCAGTAAATGCATCCTTTACGAATGAAACATCTGTATTCTCTGGTGAGTATGTACGGGCTTCACGAGTTACCTTTGTTCCGCCAATCTTTGGCATTGCAACTTCAGCAACTGATGATCGTGCTTCTGCAGCCTTAGCATCTGCTGCTGCTTGTGCAGTCAACTTTTCAATCTTTGAATCTAGTGAGCGTGACTCTTCAACCAAGGTATCAACCTTTGCTGATTCATCTTCTGTAAGGTCTGTACGGTTCTCTACGGCTACTGCCTCAAGAACTGCGTCCAACTCTGCCTTAACTGCATCACGGCGTTCAATTACTTTGTCTAAATAAGACATTTATTGTTCTCCTTTGTGAGTTTGTTTAGTTTGAGGTGGTGGTTACGGGTTTCACGACGCTTACGGGTGTGAGCCTAACTCCGACTTCAGTCCTATCTTTTGGATAGGAATATTATTTTATTGTGTTTCTCTTTGCTTTTGCTAAGCGTAGAG